TTCCTCACTGATTGTGGATTTGAGTAGAAAGCCCCTTCCCCTTTCTTTTTTATTGTTCTTAAACCTGATACTTTATATCCTGTCAATCGACTTATTTCCGCAATAGAATGTGAAGCATCTTTTTTAAAACCATATTTTTTATTAAACTTTTCTTTATAAGTCGGCATCACGCGATATATAATTCAATTTAGAAAATAATTATATGTCGCAAATACCATTATTATTCCACTCCATATCTTACATAAAATAATTACATCATCTCTTGAAAGATGTATATCATCAAGTTCATCAAAATTATATGTCATTTATATATGATTAAGATTTTAATTATATTATTTATGCGTTGTAAATTGTGAAAAGACCATTATCAAGTCTCGCAAGTCTCATATATTCGCACCAAGTCTTGACAATATAATCTCGTCCACCATTAGCATCATATCCCGAAGCCTTGATATGAAGTTCAATACCCTTCTGACCCACACGACCTTCTGTCAAACGAGTTCCAAAATTAAAGAAAGATCCACGAAGACCTGTTCCAACACTATTCTGTGTAACACGATTATAATAGAAATTACTTAATCCAGCATTATCGCCTGAATATTCCTGACGAGTAACAAACGGAACTCCAACAGACCTTGTGGTATGACTGAATAATTGTGCTTTATTCGTAATCGAAAGTGGGAACTGGAACTTATCATTATATTTAATATTGTATTCAAATGTTCCAGCATTACTCGCTACATTCGCTCCCGCCACAGGAGAAGCCATAACCTCACTCCCAAGTATACCAATCTGATTCGCAAGTGGTGCTTCAATTTCAGTCATTACACGAGATACTAAACGATTCGCCATACCTAAATTACGAACTTGAAGTGTTCCAAGGGCGGCGGCAGTTGAAGAAAATCTCGCAAGGCGATAATCAGGGAATGAAAACTCAATAACTGGATTCGCATCTCTGTATCTCGCCATAGCATCTCCTGAATAATGAATATAATCAATACACATTTTTAATTCATTATGATCTATGGGATATCTTTGATTAGCAAGAGCACCATTAGCCGCCGTGGGTAGAGCAACTCGCTTGTTAAGACGCTCAAAAGTTAGTTCAATAAATACAGGCTGGTCTATCATATATAAAGGAAGACTATGAGTCCTTAGGAATGGAAATAGGTCTGAAAGGTCAATGGAGTAAGTAGGACATTCACTCCCCAATCCCCCCAACATTTCTGCGAAAGGCATTGATAAACCAGCACGACCTTCACCGCCACCATTATTGCCGTGATCCGCATTATCAGCATTATCATCATATTCTCGTCCATTATCAATACCATATAAAGGTGCTTGGAAACCACTTTGAGATGTCGAATTAGCATTACCAGCAATAGACTGACGGAACAGATATTTATGATTGATACAACGACCTGATGTATAATATTCTCTTTCAACATTATTTTCATTATCAATATGAGTTGAAGTAATCATTCGCATCGAGTTCCAATTTGATATTTCATTAACAACATTATTTCCAATTTTTAAAGATGCTTTTTTAATCACTTTATCAATACCTATTGATAAAGGGAAACACGCACTTACCTGTCCTGCTGGGGGTTGAAGAGAAACAAACAATTTTGAGTGACTATGAAGGAAACCTTTCCTTTGTAAGTCAAATCGGCAGACACCTTCCTGATCGTCAGTGGCTTCTTGAAAGGTCGAAGTTTCAGTCAAAGTCGTTTCTAATTTCTGTTCGAAATTAGCAGGGATATTCTTTAATCGCAGTAAATCAGGAACCATCGCCATAGTTATTTTATGATATAAATAAATATAATAAAAATTGTATTATTTTAAAAAAAGTTTTTATGGAAAAGTATTAAAGAATTATAAATCAACCTCAACAGCACCATCTTTCATACGAAGGCGACGAATATGGAAAACAAATGAACTAAATAGTTTATTCTTTCTTAAACCATTAGGACCAGGAGCAAGTGCTGGATTAGCATTACCAGCGGCTGGGACTGGCTGTTGATAGTTGAGTAAGACTTGAACGTCTTTTTCTCTCAAATCCATTGCTCCATCATTTACTGCAAAACCACGAGTTACACAGAAGTTCTGATTGAAACATTTGAAAGAGTGAGGAGTGATATGAGCGTTTTGAAGACCCTTTTCAAGTTCAAATAAATGAAAGGCATCTATTGAAACACGAGTAGACATTTTCCGTGTCGAAACTGGTCTGCTGGGGACAAGTTGCGAATCTATCATCATCTGGTAATCCGTTAAGTAGTCAAGGATTCCTGTATACCCTGAACGATTACTATTAAGAGATATATCCATAACATCTTGTGTGATTTGATAAGTTCCATTACAAGAAATTAAATCCATATCAGAATATGTCGTATTATCCGTGGGAACAATAACAAGAGATTTTGCTTTATGATTATTCGAAAAAATGTTATAAGTTGCTGATGTATCACTCGCCAACATAGAATGTTTGTAATTGGTTACACTGCGAATATCAAACTCAATTGCTGAACCTTCTCGTGCTTTTTGTAGCATTCCCTGTTTGTATGAATCATCAAGTTTGATTTCCTGAACCACAAAGTTAAGATCCGAAATAGTATAAGATACTGGGTAGGATGCAGCATCACGAACTGATGTAGAGAATATACCCATTGTTACTCCCCCATTAACATCAAGCCCACGACCCCCAGCGGCGGCGGCATTAATAACTGCTTCGGCGAGAGTAACTTTGATATACCCATTATAAGTCGCTCGGGCACCAGCAGCACCATCTTCCACTTCAATTTCAGAAATAGTCGCTCCTGTATAAACCCCTCCCCCAGCCACCTGAATATTGGCTTCTTGCGATGCGGGATTTTCGTGAGAGACGAAATTAATGACTTCTCCCACCACAAATGGGAAAGCAGTTGGAGATCCACCATTTGCTCCATCAGGTAAAGAGTTGGTCGGCCAGACATAAAATTGAGTTACATTAGCACCATTTCCAGCATCCCAATCCTGAATAACAGCATTGCCTCCCGCTGGATCAATGGCTGCGGCAAACATAGGGTTTAATGTTCGCCGTCTATCTTTCAAGACACTATCTAATTGTTTAATAACTCGTGGGGCTGGTTCTAAATCAAGTTCTAAATAAATACCTGACAACATATTCGGATAAATAGTTTCAGAAAATACACCTGATGTAAGGGGAATACAACATTTCACAACATTGCCCTGATCTGCCTGTGAATAGGCAACATCTTGTGGTTCACCAGGTTCACCCTGTGTAAGTTTATTGAACCAAGGATTCGTAAAAGTATCCGCACAATCACTCACAGAATTACCACGAGTGCCTTCATTGGGACGACTGGCTGTTGTCGCACCTTCTTTTAAACAACGAGTTGACTTCAATGCTTGATTCGTATCATAATCACTGCGAAGACAAGCAATTTGATTCCACTCATTTATCTCCTCTAATAATGTGTTTCTTGAAAGATCATAACAGCGAATATTTTTCACAATTACTCCTGCACCCATAGGATCACATTGAAGGCGAGTTGCCCTCGCATTCTCGTTATTAATTCTCATATTAAACTCTAAATAACTATCTTTACCTGAAAAAAACTCAACAGATTTCGGAATAGAAAACGAGACTTTACGAGATACAGACCCAACATCAAATGTGAGACCATTATCAGATGGGATTGATATTTGTTCTTCGCCCACTTGGACGATATTATCAGCAGACCAGTATGACATATTTTATGATATATAAATATAAAAAAATACTAAATATAAAATAAAAAAAAACAAATTAGCCAGTATAATATTTTTCATTGACTTAAAGTTTTTCTGAATTCTCTTTTAAACTCACTAATAGAGTAACTATTTCCCTCATCGTCTTCTACCATTCCTTTTCTCATTTTATCAGCATCCATAATCTCACCATCTTTCGCTAAACTATCAAATGAATATACATACGTGGTAGTTTCACCTGGATATGCTATACTATTCTCTCCCTTCGCAGTCCATTCCCAATAATTTTCTTTACTATTTACACTATCTTGTGTCTTTTTCCAGTCAATAGAAGATTTAATATTAGGAGGAGGTATTCGTGTCTCTTTCTTAACTGCTTTCTTGACTGGTGCTTTCTTAACTGGTTTTTTTACTGGTGCTTTCTTAACTGGTGCTTTCTTAACTGGTGCTTTTGTTGTTTTTTTAACTTTCGCTTTTTCTATCCAGTGTCCTTCTTTTTTAAGACCTGCGATGAGATCTGCCTTTTTCATTCCTAATTTAATATGTGGTTTATTGAGTTTATGAAATCTTACGACTTCTTTCAATTGTTTAACATTCATATTCTGATTCGCTTTCATCAATGTTTATACATAGTAAATATAAAAAAAATATTTTCAAATTTGAAATAATATTAGGTTTGAAATAAATCAAAAAAATATATCATTGTAATAATGAAAGTCTGTATTTGTTCTTTGAGTAATCGTCCAATTCTTTATGAAAAAACTTTTACTATTATGGAAAGGTATTGCAAAAAATGGGGTCATCATTTTATTCCATACTATGAACTATTAGCCACAGACCGACATCCTGCGTGGGGAAAAATAGCATTGTGTAAAAAATTATTGGAGACACAACTTTTTGATTATGTTATATGGATTGATGATGATATTGTATTAACCAATATGGAAAAAAATATTGTGGATATTATCAATGAAACAAATGATAAATGTATCTCTATTCAAAAAGAAAATAAAAGAGGAAAAACAATTAATAGTGGTTTTATGATTATGAAAAATAATCCCACAACACTCAAAATATTAAATGATATATGGGAAGAAGGTGAAACATCAGAATATAAAACAAATCATCCGTGGGAACAAGGAGTTATAAAACCCTATGTTTACAAAAATATGGAACACTTTCATTTATTTAATAATAAAGAATTACAAACATTTCACCCAGGGTGTGGATCTTGGGCTGGGAAATGGAGATGGGAAAAAGGTGAGTTTAGTTGTCATCTTGCTGGAATAGGTATGAAAAGAAGAATATTATTAATAGATGAATTAATTAAAAATATTTCAAATAGTAATGAGTGACATAAAGAAACTTGATTGTTGGTCTAATGAAACAGAAACATTATTAGCAGAATGGAGTGAAAAAGCATCGTGTTATAGATGGCTTCACGGCAGATGTGAAAAGAAATATAAAAAAAGATATTATATGTTCTCCATTCCAGTTATTATTTTATCGACTTTAACAGGAGCGGCAAATGTGGGTATGGATTCTTTTGTAAATGAAGAAAATAAATCAATGGCTTCTGCTATTGTTGGAGGAGTCAATATATTCGCTGGAATACTATCAACCCTTCAAAACTTTTTAAAAGTCGCAGAATTGATGGAAAGTCATAGAAGTTCCAGTGTGTCGTGGTCTAAACTTGGAAGAAACATATCAATTGAATTAGCATTAGATAAAGACAAACATAGATCCAAATGTTCTGATTTTTTAGCAATATGTCGTGCGGAATATGATAGATTAATAGAACAATCACCAATGATTGATGATGATATTATTAGTCAATTCAAAAAGAAGTTTAAAAAATATAAAGTATCTAAACCTGCAATATGTAACGGATTAGATAAATGTGTGATTCATAGTCGTGAAACAATGAAAGGTATTCCATTGGAAACTGAATTATCTATTCCTGATGATGAATCTATTCAGAACAATCCGAGCAGTCCGAGTCTGTCCCCGAACCACTCCCCGACTCTTCCAACGCCATAATTTTACATCTCAATTTAAGATTTTCTTTTTTCAATTTCTTGTATTTTTTCTCATAATTATTTGATGATTTTGTATCCTTTTTATTTTTTGAATCAAGATGTAATTGTGCCTTTTTATCAATCATTTCATACCATTCATCTTTGGGAACAAGTTGATAATTATCTGAAATATTTTTTTGATAAGTATTTAGTTTCATAATACTTTCTTCATAATTTTTATTTTTTAGTCTTTGAGTATCTAATTTCCTTTGAAGAGCAATCACATCTTCTTTTTCACATACATATTGATTGATTCCTTTGTCTATGGCTTCACGAACTCTATAATAACAAGTTCCACAATGTCCCCTGTCGTGTCCGTTTACTAAAAGTTTATTTTTCTCTTTCAATTCATAATTCTCTTTTAATAGTAACGCATTTTTATGTTTTAATTCTCTTACTTTATGAGGGGCGAACTCTTGGAATGCAGATACAAGTGGTGATATATATTTCGTTTCTGATTTATGTTCTGGTGAAGTAAATAAGTTTTTCAATGCTTTTTCACAAGATGCTTTCGCATTATAGTGTGCTCGATTTTGTGATGATGAATCAGGATCTCTCGCATACATTCCATCTTTGTAATAATCTAAACAAGTCATAACAAGGTTATTAAGGTCATTCGTCTCTAATTGTGCTTCCATTGTTTTAATAAGATAAATTATTTTTAAGTATTAACCGATGATTATTCAATTACTACTTTTTTTGGATCATATTGTCATAGAAAATAGCCAATTACTACTTTTTTGAGGTCATATTGTCAAAAAAAAGGGTCAATTACTACTCTATATCGGCAATTACTACCACTTTTTACTCCAATTCCTCCCCATACATTCCCATACATTCTGTATGTAAAATAAAAGTTGGATTTATGTCATCAACCTCTAATCCAAGTTCTTCATTTTTGAGATTCTACAATTGCATAGAAATATAATATTATAATTCTTATTCATTGTGATTCTCTATATCGACAAAATCTAAAATATGTTATTATTGGATTATTGTTATTATTGCCTTGTAAATCGAATAATACCCTTTAAAATAATAATAATTGCCTTATAAAAAATAATAATGCCTTATTAGAGGTTGCTGTTTTTGGTAGTAATTGGGGTCATTTAGTAGTAATTTGTATTATTTATTAGTATTGAAAAGTATTAGAAGCAGTTTTTATAAACTCCTGCCGTTCCTTCCCAAGTCTGATTGATCGCATTCATTGTTTGTTGAGCGTATTGTTGTTCTTGTTGTTTGGCTTTCTTTTCTGCTTTTCTTTGCTTTCTCATCTTTTCATAAGTGAGTAATGTATTAAGTTGGGCTTGTTGAAGGTCTTCCATACTTAAAGGAATATTATTTTGTTTCTTTGGTTTTCTCATAATAGGTTTTTGATCTTCATCAGATGATTCCGATAATTCATCATTATCAACTTTCTGTTCTAACTTTTCAAGGCGTTTTGCTTCTTTCTTTAAAGCAAGTTCTTCTTTCTTTTTCGCAAGTGCTTTCTTTTTACTTTCTATTTGTGATAATTGTTCTTTCTCTTGTTTTGCCTTTCGTTTTCGTTCTTGTGCTTCTTGCCTTGCCTTTTGTAACTTGGCGAGATGTTCGTCTGATAATTTCTTCTTTGGCTTTCCTTTTTTATTGAGGGTAGGGTCAGCGAATATTTCTTTCTTAACTGGCTTCTTTTTAACTGGTAATTCAGGAACAGGTATATCATCAATATCATCATCATCATCATCATAAATAAAATTAGGATTGGTTTCACCTGTTTCAGCATCACTTTTTTCATCAGGAATATCAGAAATTTCTTCTTTAACGATTTCTTCAACATTTTCTTTATTGTCCTCTATAACTTCATAATTTAAAACATTTGGTAAATTGGATTTCATCAGCGATATATTTTTAATAAATATAATATTAAAAAATTATAAATTATACACAAAAAATAATTTCAACCTTGAATAAAAAAATTGAATTAATCAAAATAAACGACATATAATATACATTTAGATTTATTTTCAAATATGTTTATACTTATTTATACTTATAGTTATTTATTTCTTCTTTTTTCTGCCTCCCATCATTTCAAATATATCACTTTCTTTTATTTTCTTACTCATTACCTCGGGAATGATTGGGGGCTGGAAACGAGTTAATGAATCTTTGGATGGATCATTGGGTTTATATTTCGTTACTTTTTGTTTTGGTTTTTTTTGTTTTTGAAGTTTATCTTTCATTTATTATTTTAGTATATTTTTTATTTTGACAATAATTATATAATATAATATCATAAATATGTCGTATGTGATTACCTCTAACAAAACAGATGATGATGATTTAGAAAATTATGCTTCCGAGAATAGTCGTCCTTTCAATTATTCAAATACTTTATCAAATACTATTGTTATTCCTAAGAACGGACAAGTTGCTTTACAAAGTGCAAAAATCAATCTTGATGGAAGTATTAGTATCGGAAATGCTGCTCGTATATTTTATTTTTATTTCGGTCAACATATTGATATGCCTCCATCAGATCTTGATGCTTTCGGATTCCCTGCTGGGGCTTCCGACCAAACAGGCTCAGGCATTCCATCTGTCATTCCTGATATTAATTCTTCAACTGCGAAACCAATTCGAATTGAATTATTTGATGATTTCAAAGATAAAGGTATTGATAGAGTCAGCACGAATGAACTTTCACTTGAATTAGAAAGATGTTTAAATACCCAAACTTATCATCCACAACTTGCTGGAAGATGGAAAGTGACTCCTAAATTAAATACAAATACAAAAGCATTTGAAGGATTCAATATTTTATGTAATCAAGGACTCACAGCCCCAGGAACATTACCTCTGACTAATTATGTTCCCCCAACACAGAGAGCGTTTTCAGATGGAGGAAAGTCTGGCGGAATGATAGATGCTGTTATTTGGGATCAACGATTAGAGAGTAATGCTGGGGATCGGGAATGGACTTATGCGAGCATTGGAGGTGTCGGAGGCTTCACTTACGGAACAGCAGGAAGATCTCGTAAAACAGCGGCAGTCATTGGAAATGTTCCTCCATTATCAAATAAAGCAGGACATTATAGAGTTGAAATAAAAGCAGCACTTGGTCGTAATAATGATTCATCATCATTTATGGTTGGATTGACTCGTGCTTTAAATGGAGAACCATTTGTTACAACAGAGGATGGTAATTATTGTAATCCATCTTATTATGATAATCGTTATGGTGGAAGAGGTGACGCACCAGGTCAAATGAAAAATCTTATTGATTATTGTATTTCAGTTGATGCGAGAGATGGTATATTAAAAGTCTTTCAAGCCGTTGCTGACAGCACAATCAGAGATGCTGCTAAAGCAGCAGGAGAACTTGATTTAGAAGAATATGAAAGATTATATATGAAGCAGTTCGCCTATGCCGAAGTCGGACAAGTGGCTGGGATAGATCCTCTTCCATCAGATTATGATATTAATACAAATAATTTGGATATAGATCATATCAACTTTTATGTAGATGGTGAAGTAGTTACTATTCAAGCAGAAGATTCAGACACAACAACTTTTTATGATATAGTAAGATATGATTCCACAAGAAACAAAATACAGAACTTGAAACCTGTTAATCAGAGTTGTTGGTCGTTGTATCCATATCTCGCAGGAAATAACTTCTTTGATGACCCTGGTCCTGGTTATCCTTTAATAACTTTAAAAATAAAGAAGTTCACAGGAATAGATGGGACAGCCCTTCAAACACAACATCGTTTCTGGTATGAAAAAGACGATTTGAGTTTTGCCGATCACAGATGGAGTTGGGAACAACAAATGATTGCGAACGGACAAATACCACAAATTGAAGAAGTAGATCAAAGAATCATTGTAGACATAGGGCAGTTCCCAGGTGTCCCATTGGGAGTAACTTATACATCCATAGATAGTAATACTTCACCCTTTGAATATCGTCTTGGATATGCAGGAGATATTGGGACAGGTAATACTCCTCATTTAATTTTATCAGAAGATTCACGATATCCTGAATCAAATGGTGCGAACGCTCAACAATTATTGGGCTATGATAGAATCCCAGTTGTTGATTATAATTATTTTGAATTAAATGCAGATGGAAAAGGTTGGACGACAGGTTCGGCAACTCTTCCGAATGGTGTATCCACACGAAGTATTTTTGTAAGAGTGAATAACTTAACACAGAAATCTCTGAATGCTTTTAAAGATATAAAATCAGGTATTATCGGTCATTTACCTCGCTTCGATGGATTGAATAATGTAGGACCGCTTTATTTAGAACCAAAAAATCTTGTGTATGTTGATATTGATAATCCTGCTCCTATTACATTAAATGAACTTTCAATTTCATTAGTTTATTCAGATGAAACCTATTGTGAAGCATTATCAGGAACAACAATTGTATGTCTCCATATCAAGGAAAAAGGCACTTAAAAAATAGGTGTGAATAAGTATTAAATGAAGAGAAATAAGAATGCGACTCACGGATTATATATTTTTCATAAAGATACTTTAATTGCTAAATATGATGTAGCCACAGATAATTGGGAAGATTTATACAAAGAATTATCTTTACGAGTTATAAAATCAGGAATGGCTATGGGATTTCCATTACATCATCAAATTAAAGTATCGGAACAATATTTAAATGATATAGAAAAACAAACGAGACATTGTGAAAAAATAAAATTACTTGATTTTTGGAAAGTATTGGCGACATTCTTTTTTCTTTACAAAGTGAATAAAGTTGATGGTAATAATTTTATATTTTTAAAAAACAAATCAAAAAAAAATAAACATCTATGTATAAATGACAGAACAAGAAGTTGAACCTGAACCACAACCTGAACCACAAGTAGAAGAACCGAAATGGATTGAATTAGATAAAGATGTTCGTGTGGATCTCAATAAAGTAAATGAAAAGTTACACAAAGATATTGAAATGGAATGGGAATGCTGGGTGAAAGATATGTGTCGTGATTCAACATTACCTGATTACGAACATTTATTAGAAACATCGGAGAGTTGGGAAGAAGTCAATCGTCTTTTAACTCATAGTGAAAAGAAAAGAAAAAAAGAATCAGATATGAAAGAAAAGAAAAAAAGAAAAGTAATTTATTATTGATTGTATTTACCCATTTGAACTATTTTTTCAAATCTTTCAGGATATTTTTTTTTAAAGTCATCAACACGATTATGCCTTTTGTAATAATTAAATGAATTAATAATGAGATATTTATCCCTGTTTTTCTGCTGGTATTCTATTTTTCTATCACGATTTTTATGATAATATTGTAATGATTGTTGTCTATTGGTTTCAGCGAAGTCTTTATCTTTCTTTTTGATTTGATAATAATCTTTATCATATTGTTTTTTTTTGAGATATTGATGAAGTATTTTAGAAATCTGTGTTTCTGTTAAATCCATTTTGTTATTACTTATATATTTTATTTTATTTTTAAGTATTAAGAATGGAATGGAATGATCGTCAAATAGAATGTTTGGGGCTATTAATGACAATTTTGTATGGGTATATTTTTATTAAATTATATATGTTAGTATTATAATAAAATGTCATCAAGCGATGAAGAAGATCCTCCGCCAAAAATAAAAAAAGATCATAAAGTTCCCAAGATATTGAAAGTGAAAGACTTAAAGGAAGATGATAGATTTGCGGATTTACACGACCATCTCCCAAAAATGCCCTGTTTGGCTTTACTTATCGGGAGCGTTAGATCAGGTAAATCAAATTTATTGGTGAACTTTTTTTGCAATGATGACTTCTTCAAAGATAAGTTTGATATGGTGAAGTTTATCTCCACAACCTTAAACACAGATAATAAAGGAAAACTATTATCAGAATATTTTGATACAGAAGATCATTATGAAGATTGGATGATACAAGCAATCAAAGAAGAACAATCACTCTACGAACGCGATGAGAGACCATCGTATGCTCTCGTTCTTGATGATGTTCTTACACAAGATTTCTCGAAAAATAATGCTGTGAGTTATTTTGCGACTCGCTTCCGTCATTACATTGATTTTTATTGTATAGCCACACAGAGTTTCAGAAGTGTATCAGGGATGATAAGAAATAATGCGAATGCTGTATTTATATGTCGTCAGCAGAATAAACTTGAATTGGAAAAGATTGCGGAGGAATATGCGGCAATGGTCGGAGGGAAAGATAATTTTATGAAATATTATAAAATAATTCATAAAGAGCCATATCAAGTGATGTATTTAGATTTGCAGAGTAACCCTGCTCGTATACTTCGTAATTTTGAAGAAGTATTATATGTTGATAAAGACGATCACGATTTAGAAGATTAATTATGTTTTTCTTACTATATTAATTTTTATATTAGATATTGATAAAATGGATATTCATACAGCGGACACTCGTGCGGCATCTGCTGGAACAGCACGAAGAAATGATGTTGAGAGGTATAATGAATATATTGATTCTTTGAATAAAGATAGAGCGGACAGATTATTACGGCTTCAAGAAGGTGCGGTAGAAGATGAAAACAGAGTTGCGGAAGAAAATGAAGTATCACAAATCAAAGGTCTTGTATCAGCAACTATCAATGTATCGACAGGTAAATCAGATATAAAAGAAGCACTTGAAAGAAATGGAATAAAATTACCTTCATCTGGGGGTGAAGCAATGGCGAAAGTTGGTGAAGCAGTAAAAGATACACACGCAGTTGAAGAAGCGACCGATATAGCGGGAGCATTAGACATCGCAAAAGCCAGTGCTGGATCTCAATTGGGTAAAATAGTTGATAAGACTATGTTACACGCTGGGGGATTTATGAATATTGGAATGGGTATATGGGATTTAGGACACGATTTAAAACAGGGACAGATTGTTTTACACGGCAACGAACTTCAACAGGCAAGTCAGGCATTACAAATGGGGGCAGGACTTGCGGATGTGGTTGGATTCGCTGTTCCTCCTGCTAAAATAGCAGGAGCAGTTTTAGGTGTGGCTTCGGCAGTCGCAGGTGAACTCGGTGATATTGAAGAAGAAGATATTAAGATTGCTGATGTAAAAAGAAAGGCAAGGGAAACAAGGGAAAAAGTAAAGTCTGAAATAATAAAACCGAAATTACAAACACTGGCTGCGGAAGCACCTGTTCGTGCGACAACGGCGAAAGTTTATGGATAATTTTTGATGACATAAAATTATATTTTAGATAAATATAGCAATGTCTTCAAGAAAACAAGATAATCGTCATCTTTTAATATCTCTCACGAAAGAGATTGGTAAGATATACGCTGAAATGAAAATAATAAAAGAAGATCTTGACTATATCAAAAATGAGATACAAGAGCAGAAAGCAATTGTGATTGATAAAGATGGAGAGGAAACAGAAGTTGAAACGATTGGTTGGAGATTGTGGTGAAAATAAAATAATTTTATAATAATATTTTTTATGTGTTTAATAACTATAAAATGCCGAGACCCAAGAAAGGTGAGATGACAAAAGCAGAAATACAGAATCTTATTAGACAACACAACAAAGTCTCCACGATTGTTATGGCTAAAAAAACAAGAGATGAATTAATTGAAGAAATTACGAGGATGGGATACAGAATAGATCACGCTAAAAAAAGAATTGTGCGAGTTCCTGGTAAAACAGATAAACGAGTCATTATTAATAAAGTAGGGGCATTCGGAGCATCGAAGCAGGCGGTTAAAAAGGCGAAGAAGGCAAAGGCAAAGGCAAAATTAAAGGGTTCGTTGACAGGTGCACCTGCCCCTGTTCTTGTTGGTGATCGTGGAGAAGTAGAATTATAAGTTTATAGTTATGTAATAAAATCTTTTTATAAGTAATGAGAGTTTTAGAATTATTCTCGGGAACACATTCTGTTGGGAAATGTTGTCTTGAATTAGATTGGGAAGTTATTTCAGTTGATATGTTATTACCAGCAACTCACGAGATTGATGTGATGAAGTTTGATTATCAACAATATCCAAAAGATCATTTTGATATTATATGGGCTTCTCCACCTTGTGTTTCGTATTCACGATTGCAGAATTGTTGGTTGGGTCGTAAAAAGAAAGATGGGATTGTATACACACGAGAAATAATGGAAAATGAAATGAAAGAATCTGATAAATTGGTTCAAAGAACATTAGACATAATAAATTATTTTAATCCTGAATTATGGTTTATGGAGAATCCATCAACTGGAAAGTTAAAAGATAGAGATGTAGTGAAAGATATATCTTTTTATGATGTTGATTATTGTAAATATAGTAATTGGGGATATAAAAAAAGAACTCGAATATGGACTAATAAAAAAAATTGGAACGCACTTATATGTCATAATGATTGTGAGAATATGGTTGAAAATCAACATAAAAAAGTATTGGGGAATGGCTATGAAATAATTGATGGTAAAAAGGTTTTATGTAATACAAAAGAGAAAAGAATGAAACACAGATTAAATGTATCCAAGGATGTTCATACAATAGGAGAAAAGAAAACAAAACATAAATCAGATGTATCTATATCAGTAGGAGGGGGAACAAATAAATTGGATAGATACAGAGTTCCCGAAGATTTAATATATAGTTTATTTTTAGAATAATAAAATCTTTTTATAAGTAATGAAAGATTATAAAGTTATTGTTGTGAATGCTTATGAAAATAGACAAGAGAAATATAAAAGTGATCCTCGTTATGAACTTCACAAGGCTATATGGTGGGAGAATGTTTCCGAAAAAGATTTAGAAGAGTATCATTTTTATCACAATTGTAATTATGATAGAAGAAAGAAAATATTTGCTTGTTCTGAAAGTCATAAGAATGTATTGAAAAAGATAATCAATGAAGACTTGCGAGATATAATTATAATAGAAGATGATGCTATTATAGATTTTGATTCATTATATTTATTAGATGAAATAAATGAGTTTTGTTATGTGGGTGGTGACATAAATTCAGTTCTTGTAAAAGATTTTAAAAAGTTTGATAAAAAAAAAATTAGAGATACATTACACGCTGGAATTAATATTATAAATCCAAAAATATATCGCGTGGGTTGGGCTTGTGGATATTATATTCCTAATAAAGAAGTTGCTTCTTTAATTCTTGAAAAAATACCCAATGGAAAAAAACACAGAGCAATTGATGTTGAGTATGTAAAATTACAACAGAAAGGAATTATAAGTAAGTTTTTATATCCTTCAATTGTGAGATTAAATATGGTTGAAGCATTACAGGGTTTCAATGGAAATGATTATGGATCACATTATAAAGAAGGAGACGGCAATTTATATTAATAATAATATTTATTGTTATAAATGGTAATGAATAAATCAAAAAACAAGGGACAAAAAAGAAGTGATACACCAACTCCTGAATGGCTATGTGATTTTTTATATAATTTAGTGAAAGACCAAGATTTTAAAAAGATATTAGATCCTTGTTGTGGAGATAAAAGATTAACAAAAAGATTTACTTGCGAAATTATAGATTATGAAATAAAAGAAGGTAAAGATTTTTTAAAAGAAGAAAAATTAATTGATTGTGATTTTGTGATAGTGAATCCTCCATTTAATATAGGACAAGGAAGAAAATTATCGGTAGAAGTATTTATGGATAAGATTCTTGAACTTGTAGGAAATAAAATACCTATTCTTATTATCACACCAATGGGATTCAGATTAAATCAAAGAAAAAAATCATCAAGATATAAAAAAATGAGAGATACATATCCATCTATTGATACAATTATATCTTTACCTCTTGATACATTTGAAGAAACTTTATTTCATACAGAAGTAATTGGATTTAATACTCCTTTTTTAAATCCTCATTATTTTGTAAATATTGAATCATAATACAGGAACGAGTAATTTCATTTTAACATTATATTCTTCATTTTTAATCACTAATGGATCTTCTTCAAACTCGATACTCCATTCTCCACCTTCTCTATCTTCAATATTAAAATAACTTGTTTCATCTATAACTGGGACAATACCTAATTCTTCATCGTATGTAGCATTCATAAATAAATGAGCGTTAATTAATTTTTCACGATTAATTTTAAATCCCTCTCCAAGCCTCCATTGAAACTTTTTATATTGTTTCATTTTTTTAATTTTACGAACAAAATCTAATAATTCATCTCTTTCTGTGAATGTTGTGGGTAGATCATCAATTGATGGGAAAGACATAAGTTTATTTCATACTTATAAAATATTTCACAATTATAAACATAATGCAGTTAAAAATCCATAAATCTCATTCAAAAGCAGATTTAGTGAAACTCATCAATGATATAAATATTCCAATTATTTTTTCACATTCTTCAAACAAAACAGATATTCAAAAAAAATTAATTGAGTGGGTAGAAAACAACAAAATTGTATCATTTGAGGAAAACTTGTATAAGATTCTTTCCATTGATGATTTGATTATATTTCTGAATAAGAAGTCCCCTAAAAAAAGTTTATCTGTAAAAGAAAAAAATAATGTTATGACAATATGCAAAAAGATAATTCAATATAGCCGTGATTGTAAATACAATATAGAGAAATCATTATATGATGATGAGAAAGAAATAAAAGATGATATGTTATATATATCGCAGTATGGAGATTTACCGAGCGTTCGGAGATGTTGTCGAATGATGAACGCAAATATAAAATCCAAAGATGTATACACTCCGATTATATCTCCACAGGTTCAAGAACAGATAGATGAAAAAAAAATAATTAAACAGGTCATAATGCCTGATAAATTAATAATTAAGAAGGGATTGTTTAAGGTTACATTTGATTGATTCTTTATTCTTTATTTTTAAGAGTTATTCTGTGTTTTTGAAGATCATCTATGAAGCCATTGAGAATCAGAATCGTGTGATTTAAATTGTCTTCATCTTGTTTAAGTTCTTTGATGATAGAATCAAGATCAAATGAATCAACAATATCTAAATCATCATATTTAGTGGAGAAGGCGAAATTATGAACTTCCATAGAGAATTGTTTAAGTTTCTCATTGTATTTCCTTAATTGTTCACATTCTTTTAACATTTCATCATCATTTTCGATACGATCTTTGATGTAATGAATGATTTCTTCGGCAGATGAAGGAGAACCTGTGAGTGCCTGTGTATATTCAATAATTCCGTCATATTCATCTTTATCTTCTTTGACTTCATTTAAATAAACAAGAAGTTCCGATGGGTCTCCGATAGAATGTTCTTGTGCAGATTCCCTCCAATCATTCAATTCATCTTTTAGTTCCTCATTCTCCTCTTTTAGTTCCTCATTCTCCGACATCAGTTTTGCGATGTCTCCATAGAGTTTCATAGTTCCTTCATCACTTTTAACAACCTCATTAATTTCTGATTGTTTGAGAGATTTTACTTTCTCCAACTCCTCTTTGAGTTTCTCAATATCCAACACCTTCTTTTTACAGAAATCATTTAACTTATTAGTATACATAAGATGTTGTTCGTAGAGTGCTTTGTAATCAGTCATTGTTCTTTGTTTGTGTTGATAAGTTGTTGTATATCGAGTTTCAAATTTAGATTTCTTGGATTGAAATAAGTTTTATGAACTTCTTTACT